GCCTCCCCGGTGCTATGAGTGAGACGCAACCGCGACACGACGAGCGCACAGGAGCCAGGGCACGAGCCGGGAAAAACCCGAAATGAAGCCGAAACGGCAAGGAGGAAAAACCATGAAGAACTATTATTACGTCAATTATTACAGCGATTTTGCAAATACCTACACGCTGGCGAAAGCTCCCGCAAACGTCACCCTGCCGGAGGGCTGGGAGCGCATCACCCGCAAAGAGGCCGAGCGCCTCGCCCGCCGTGAACGGGAGCGTGCCCGCTATGATGCCGCATTTAGTGGCTACGCCTCGGACACCGTCGAGGATTGGGAGAGCATCTGCCGCGAACGCGCCTAACTCCACCCGATGAGAGCCGGCCGAAACGCCGCCCCACGTGGCGCGCGTCGTGGAAAGCCACAAAAAAGCCCCCAAGCGGGGGCGGGAGGTATGAGAAAATGAAAACACGTCAAGAGATCATCTCCGCACATGGCGGAAGCGATTTTAACGCCGTCGCAGTGTGTAGTGACGGCGTGGAGCGCGCCGCCGCGTATGTTGCAAGGTACAATATCATCTTCTGCGTGCGCCCGGCGTACGCTGAGATCATCGGATACAAGGAGGCTGTGGCATGAGCGAGACCATGTTAGCGGCAAACGTCGCCGCAATCGTCGCGATCCGCGCCCAAATTGAGGCGCTGAAAACCCAGCTGTGCCCGCTGGAGGATGCTGTTAAAATCGAGATGGCCGAGCGGAACGCCGAGGAAATCACCGCCGCCGGGCACGTTGTCCGCTGGAAGGTCGTAACCTCTAAGCGGCTCGACACCGCCGCGCTGAAAAAGGCGCTGCCGGAGATCGTCGAGCAGTACACCAAGGAGGCGCGCGCCTGCCGCTTTACGGTGGATTGAAAAACGGGTGTATGAGTTTGGCGACTCATACACCCAAGCGCCGCCCCGCTACGACATAAGGCCGACGCGGTTATTATATCACCCGCGCGGCAGAAAGGCAAGGAAAACAATGAATAACTCCGAAAATTTTAAAGACTGCTGGGCTGTCTTTGGCGAACTCGGCGCGGAAGATTACGACGACCGCCGCGCGCGCGTCTCGGTTGTGGGCGCTTTTGCCTACCCCTGCAATGCAGAGGATTTTATCAGACTTTGCATCCCGGCGGAAAATCGCGACCGCTTCCGCATCTGCCGGGTTTCCGACCTGCCGCAGGTGCGGGAGGATATCGCCGCCGGTATGGGCGAGAGCCCCAAGGCATACAAGCCGATATTTTGACGAGCCGAAACAACGCCCCCCCTTGCGGGGGCTTGTCCGTCGGGAACAGCCGCCCGGCGCTGATGATGGCAGGCTAAACCACTACGACAGCCCAGGCGGGCGGGAGGAAGCATCATGTATCAAGAGACCAAAACCGACACCCTGCGCATTTTGGCGCACGGACTCCGCATCAATGGCGCAAAAACGCTTGTGAAATGCTGGTACAGCATCGACGGCGACAAGGTGCGCATCTATGCGCGCGGCTACTCCGACAAGCTCCCGCGCGACATCCTGCCCGTGCAGAATGATACCGACATCATGACAGATTATTTTGACGAGGATTCCGCCGAGCTGGCCGCCGCGCATCCTCTCTATCCCTTCTTCCGCGCGGCGGCGATCCGGGAAAAGCTGGCATTTGCCAAAAAGCACCCGGACCATAACGCCGTAATTGAGCAAGCCCGCGCCGAAGAGGCCGCGCGCCTGTCCGCCGAGCTGGAGACGCTGCCGAGCGGTCAGCCCACCCCCGCAGACATTGACCGCGCCCGCGCATACATGGACGCGCAGCGCAGAGCGGCGGCGG